CGATGCGCTTACTGACAAGCCAGCGCGTGAACTTACTATGGGTATCACAGGAACGAGAGAAAACAGGTGGTGTGGTGGCTAGGCGATCCAAAATCGTCCTCTCGGAAATAGAACATAGTCCTTATAGGTGCAGTAGTTTGGAAAGAATAATGATTCCAAATGGCTGAATTGGGTGAGTACCACCTAATTGGCTTGTCCTATCGTCAAAACAAATCCAATAGAAAAATACATTAAATAATTTGGCATAATCGCTTGACGTAGATATTAACATAGCTTAATATACATACATAGACAACAACTTTTCTTTTGGGGGTTTTATGTTTTCTTTAAACCAAATCGTTCGTGGCAAAGTTTGCGGTGTGTTCGTTATTATGGGTTTTACCCAAATTGGTGGTGAGCAAGCTGCTTACTTAAAAGAGTTAAACGAGGTTACAGGCAAATTAATGCCTGGCGGTTTGGCTCTGCCTTTTGATGCCATCAAGCTGTACAACTAAATGCTGCAATACGGCATTTTGGATGATGATGGTGTGGTTGTGCGGTGGGTTTGGGTTAAGCCAGACTACCCGCACATTACCCGCAAAGTAATACGCAAACGCAAGAAAAAAGTTGACCTGTCAAAATTTGAAGATGCACCATACTAAAAGGGAAATCATGAAAGCTGAATTTTACAAACAAGCAGAGCAATACGCAGAATGTTGGTCTGTTGGTAATGGCGGCAAAGTTGAATATGTGTTTTCAGAAATGGGTTTGTTATTGTTTGGTTTAGAAATAATGGAACAAAACAAATTAATGGATGACGCATTACTTGAGGCTTTAATGGTTTAAATATTTTAGGGGCTGTTAAGCCAGCGTTCGAGGATGGTGATTCGTAGAATTTTCTGGTTTTCTTCTACGGCAAGTTAAAGCCCAAATCGTAGCCCCTACCCTACAACGAGGAATTAATGAGATTTTGCACTAGCTGTCAATCTAGGCAACCAGATCACAATGGTGAAAGCCCCAAAGGATTTAGGGGGTGGCGTTGCCAGAAATGTGTAGAGAAACGTAGCGAAAGTATTTACAAAAACAAAAGCGGGAGAATTGCCGATGTTCGAAAAATTCTGGAAGATTTATCCAAGAAAAATAAACAAGAAAAAAGCATTTGAGGCGTTTACCAGGCTTAAACGTGAAGATCAGGAATCAGCATTAGAGGCACTACCAGATCACGTTAGATACTGGGAACTGAAACAAACAGAATCAGAGTTTATTCCTCACGCATCATCCTGGCTAAACGGATGGCGTTGGGAAGATGAATTAGATTTTAAAGAGAAAGCACCGCCAGCTTTGCCTTGGTATGCAGATGAAGAACTGACAATGAAAAAGGCGGCAGAAGTTGGTGTCAAACTTAGGCCAGGTGAAGGCTGGTCAGATTTAAGGAAACGAATTGCAGAACAGATACGAGTGGTCGGAAGAACACCGGCACAGATGTGAAGTGCGTCAAATCCTTAAATGGCGTGTAGAAGATCGTAATAAAGCATTGGCACACATTGAAAGAGTGCGTGAACAAAGGGGCGATACGGCAGCCAGGCAATTAGAAAATGACTGTCGATCACAATGGAACAAAGGTAATCGCGGTAAAAAAGGGGAATGGTTATGAGTTTAGAAAAATTAAACGATGGGCGAGTAGAAAAAGCCCTAATGTATTTATCGCAAACAGATGAAGAACACGCAGAGTTATCTGGTGAAGTAAAAAGGCTTGAGGAACTCATTAAACAAGCCAAGAGCCATGCGTTTCTATTGTCTAGTGGTACGGTAGCAGAACGAGAGGCGCAAGCTATAGACAGCCCTACTTACAAGAACGCAGTTGATGATTGGGTTGACGCATATAAGAATTTTAAGACGTTGGAAAACAAAAGAACTCACGAAATCCGCATTACTGAAATCTGGCAAACGTTGTCAGCTAATCGTAGGAAGGGATCAATATGATTGACATAATTTTAAGCAGCATATTAACTTCATTTTTTTCTAACCCTAAAAAACCAACGATTCAGTTTATTGCAAAGCAAGAGGTTTACATGAACCAGCCACCAGAAGTAAAGCCAGAAATTAAACCAGAGCCAAAAATTGAAGTGCAGCCAGAGCCGGTCAAGGAAGTAAAGGTTGAGCCAAAGCCAGAGCCAAAGATTGAGCCTATAAAAGTAACGTATGCACCAAAGAAAGAGAAATACATAATTAACAAAACGACAAGCGGTGGTGAGATTGTTTTAACTGAAGATAATAAAAGCTGCTTTGATAAAAAATATATGTTTGGGGTTGACGGTCAAAACAAGATATTTCCAGGCTGCTGGGAAATGATTGGTCAAAGGCTAAATCTGTATTACGACAACGGGGAACGCTATTCCTATCCTTACGACACAAAATTCTGGAAAGTGGTTGAGAAATGATTAAAGCGTCACTGTGGCGCAAAAGAAAGGCATTAATGAATATTAGTAAAACACCTAATATTGTTTTAGATACAATTAAAGACAAGTTCGACTTAGCTACAGATCGAGAGTTAGCCAGCCATTTAAAAATAGGCTTTCAGACTATTAGCAAAATAAGAACTAAGATTTATCCTGTATCGGATACAGTAATTTTAAGAATTCACGAAATCTGCGAATTGCCGACTAGCGAAATACGTCATTTAATGGAATTAGAAGATTTTAGGGCATTGACCAATGTACGAACCAGCAACACCAAGCCCACAAGGGACTAGATACTGCACGAACTGTTTACAAGCAAAAGATTCAATCGGTGGATACTGGAAGAATCACGAATGCGGCAAAAGGCGAAGGTGGATTTGTTCGTCTTGCGCTGCTAAAAGGAAACTTAGATGACTAAAACTGAAATAATCTGGCTGTTAATTGGATATTGTTTTGGAATTGCTATGTTGGCAGGTTTAGCTGCTGGCTTTATTTATTATCTAATTCATAAATATGATTTATAGAAATAAAAAGATTCTTGAGCGTTGTCGAGAACTGCCATGCCAAATCTGCGGAATGGAAGATGGAACGGTTGTCGCAGCCCACAGCAACCAGTTGCGTGATGGCAAAGGCAAAGGAATGAAAGCCCATGATTATCGGGTGGCGGCATTATGCTATTGCTGTCACATGGAAATTGACCAGGGTAAAAAATGGGATAAATCCGAAAAAATGGATTTTTGGGATGAGGCACACAGACGAACGATAGGACAATTTTTTGAGCGCGGATGGATTGATGTTACTTAATTTACCGTTTCCACCGTCAGTAAATACATATTGGCGAGCAAACGGTCACAGACGGTTCATATCGAAGGCTGGCGTTGATTTCAAGCAAGCGGTGGCTGAATATGTCATTGAGCATGAAATCCCCAAATACGGCTCTCAGAGGCTTGGGTTGGCGATCACGATATATGGCCCTAATAAGCGCAAGTTTGACCTAGATAACAGGCTTAAAGCTGTTTTAGATGCGTTGCAGGATGCTGGCGTATTTGATGATGACGAGCAAGTCGATATTCTTTTAGTAAAACGTGGAGAAATTGTCAAAAATGGCTTGGCTGTGGTTATAATTGGTGCTATTGACAACGAGGTAGATCATGGATAAAGACGTTGCCGCATTTGTTTTGGTATTGCTGCATAGCGGCACGAATACGCATTTAATGCACTGGCAAACCGACAGTTACTCTAAACATCAAGCGTTGGGTGTTTATTATGATGAGATTATTGAGTTGGTTGACAGATTTGTTGAGAGTTACCAGGGCAGATATAAGATCATTACTGGATACGAAGATGTTTACCATATTGACACTGATCCCGTAAAATATATGCAGGGCATCAAAAAGTATGTTGAGCAGTACCGCAAAAAGCTACCGCAAGATACGGAATTGCAAAACATAGTTGACGAAATAGCAGATTTAATAAATAGTACACTTTACAAATTACGATTCCTAAACTGAAAGGGAAAATCATGGGCAAGATGGATTCAATGAAGGGCATTCCTTCAACAACAGGCGCAACAGCACCAAAAGGCGCAACATCATCGGACAAAACTGGTGAGCGCATGGAAAAAATGCGTGGTGGTGTAGCTATGGGCATGAAAGATTCAGTTGGTGCAGATAAAGATTTCAACACCGGCAAAACATCTGGCGTTTGCTACTCGCACAAGCGCGGTTGTTAATTAAAACAAAACCCTATCCTGCTTAGAGTCAAGATAGGGTTTCTAACCAAGCAAAAAGGACGTTTTTTGATGGCTGATAACAATTCTAGTCCCGTCTGCGGGGCGTGTAAATTCTTTTTGGGTAACGGAGATTTTGGTATCTGCCGTAGATTCCCCTCGTATGAACAGCGTCACTCATCAAACTGGTGTGGTGAACATTATCCTATTCCCCATGTAGTAACGCAGCCTGTAGAGCTTGTAATACAGCCTATTGAGGCTAAAAAACGTGGCAGACCAGCTAGGGGCAAAGCATGAGATTAACCCCAATGTTTGACAAGATAGTTGTTAAGCCAGAAACTAGAATTAAAAGCACTATTATTGATGTGATAATGGATGAAGTAGATAATATGGGAACTGTTATCGCAGCAGGTAAAGGTAAGTTTGATGAAAAGAACAGATTTGTACCTAATCCGCTAAAAGGCGGTGAAAGAATCAGATTTGGCACAATGGCAAATTCAAAAGATGATGAATACTTAAAGTATTTTGAATACTTTGAAGATGGTGAGCGATTTTTAGTAATGTCTTGGCAAGACGTTTGTTATATAGAGGAACAAAATGGCAACTAAACCAGGTTTGTATGCAAACATCCACAAAAAGCAGGAACGTATTGAACGCCAAAAGGCTGAAGGTAAGCCAGTTGAAAAAATGCGTAAGCCTGGCACTAAAGGCGCACCAACCCCAGAAGCATTTAAACAATCAGCAAAAACAGCTAAAAAATGACTAAATACACGATAGAATTAACCGTTGAACAGATAAACGTCATATTTCAAGGATTGCATGAATTGCCAGGCAAGGTCTGTAATCCTATTGTGTATGAAATTAACAAACAGTTAATTGCACAACAACCAGAACCTACAAATGACTGATACCGTAGAAACCCAAGAAACTAGACCAGTTGGCAGACCAAGCAAGTATTTGCCTGAGTATTGCGAAAAGGTTATTGAACTTGGAAAGCTAGGCAAAAGTGTAGAGGCTATCGGCTCAATGCTGGAAGTGGGTACTCGCACTATTTACCGTTGGGTGGAAGAACACGAGGAATTTCGACACGCCTTGGAGTTAGCCAAAGAACATGAGCTGCGTTGGTGGGAAGAAATGGCTCAAGGTTATATGTTGGAGCATAAAGACGGTGAGCGATTGAACTCATCCATTTGGTCAAGATCAATGGCAGCCAGGTTTCCAAAGAAATATAGAGAAAGCACCAAGACAGAAATAACTGGTGCAGATGGTGCGCCATTGCTTGCAGGGATTGAAGTCAAGTTTATAAAGCCAGATGCAACTGATATTTAAATTTTGGCGAATCCAGCTATATTTTTGCATTGGCAAAGTTTATTGCGTTAATCAAGATGATTGGGCAAGACAAGCATTTACTTTAGCTTGGCTAGGTAGCACTCGCAGAGTTTTAAACATTGAGTTTGGTAAAGCCAGATGAGTGACCAACTAAAGGCAGCTATTGCAAAGGCTGAGTTCCCGCATAAGCTGTCAGTCCTATTTGAGAAAAGCCGCTACAAAGTATTGTATGGCGGTCGAGGCGGGGCAAAATCTTGGGGAATAGCCAGGGCGTTGCTAATCCTTGGGGCTAAATCAGAATTACGCATACTGTGTGCGCGAGAGTTCCAAACATCTATCAGAGATTCTGTCCACAAATTACTGTGTGACCAGATTGAAAACTTAGGATTGCTAGGTTTTTACGAAATAACCCAAACATCTATTCGCGGTAAGAACGGCACAGAGTTTAGCTTTGTTGGCCTAAAGAACAATGTTGGTAACGTCAAATCTTATGAAGGCGTTGACATTGCGTGGGTTGAGGAAGCGCAAACAACTAGCCGATTATCGTGGAACGTCTTAATTCCTACCATCCGTAAGGAAGGCAGCGAAATCTGGATTAGCTTTAATCCTGAACTAGAAACAGATGAAACCTATCAGCGATTTGTTGTAAACGCACCAGAAGATGCAAAGATTGTCAAAATTAATTGGTCAGATAATCCTTGGTTTCCAGAAACATTGCGGATGGAAAAAGATGCGCTACGGATCAGGGATAACAATGCCTATCTGAACGTTTGGGAAGGCTTATGCCGCAGAACTGTTGACGGTGCTGTGTTTGCTAAAGAAATGGAAATGGCAGACCTGGAAGAACGCATTACGCGAGTAACTTACGATCCTATCAAGCCAGTTCATGCTGTGTTTGACCTTGGGTGGGCTGACAATACGGCAATTTGGTTCATACAATTTATCGGGATGGAAATTCGGGTGATCCGATACATTGAGAACAGCCAACAGACTATGTCTTGGTATCTGGCTGAGATGCAAAAGTTTGGATATGTTTACGACACACTATGGCTACCTCATGATGCTCAGAATAAAACATTGGCTGCAAACGGTAGGAGTATTGAAGAAATCGTCAGAGCTGCGGGATACAAGGTGCAGATTGTTGACAAAGTATCTGTGGTTGATTCGATAAACGCAGCCAGGACAATATTCCCTAAATGCTACTTTGATAAGTTAAATTGCGATCAGGGGCTACAATGTTTACGACATTATCGGTATGATGTTGATCCAGAAACAAAGCAATTTAGCAAAAACCCTGTACATAATATTTATTCTCATGGTGCAGACGCATGGCGATACGTTGGTTTGATAGTGAATGAACCCCGCAAGCCATTGCCAAAACGGGCAAATTATCAACTTCCAACAAATTGGATGAACTAACATGGCAGATGATTACGGCAGCGAATACGATGGTGAGTTTGATCCCCGTATTGGTGAGGCACAGAAGTTTCTACAATTAGCGGCTGACGCTGATTCCAATAATAGAGCAGAAGCGCAAGAGGATTTAAAGTTTGCCGCTGGCGATCAATGGCCTGTAGAGATACAGAACAGCAGAACATTAGAGGCGCGTCCTTGTTTAACTATTAACAAGATTGATGCGTACATCAAACAGATTACAAATCAGCAACGCCAACAACGTCCTAGAATCAAAGTTCATGGAATGAATAATGAGTCGGATGAAAAGGTTGCACAGATACTCCAGGGCATTTGCCGCCACATCGAAGTAAATTCCAATGCAGACACAGCTTATGACGAGGCGTTTGACTACGCTGTACGCATGGGTTGGGGCTATTGGCGAATAGTTACTGATTACATTCGAGAAGATTCATTCGATCAGGAAATCTACATTCAGCCTATTCATAACCCGTTTACTGTTTACTTTGATCCGAATTCAATTCTGCCGGATGGCTCAGATGCAGAGCGATGCCTAATAACTGAGGTAATTTCTAAGAACGTATTTAGAAGTCTTTATCCAGATGCGGATGACGGTGTTAGCTTTACGCAACGCGCAACTGGTGACGTATTAGCTGAATGGGTGATGAAAGAGGATATTCGCATTGCTGAATATTTCTACACTGAACGCAAGCCAGCAACGTTACTAATGCTGTCGGATGGCACAAAGCTATACAAAGATGAGTTAAAAGACGGTGAAATAGAAATGATGGCTGCTAACGGCATCATCGTTGTTGATGAGCGTCAGTCTTACAAAAAGGTTATCAAGTGGTGCAAGCTAACCGCTATGCAAGTTCTTGAAGAACGTGAATGGCCTGGTCGTTTTATTCCTGTTGTGCCTGTATATGGTCAAAGGCTGTTTGTTGAAAGCAAGCGCAAGAAATTTGGCTTGGTTCGCATGGCTAAAGACCCCCAGCGTATGTATAACTTCTGGCAGACTAGCCTTACCGAGTCAGTAGCATTAGCCCCTAAAGCTAAATGGCTGTTGGCTGAAGGTCAGGATGAAAACCATGAAAACGAATGGGCGCAAGCAAACATTAAATCAACGCCTGTCTTGAGATATAAGCAGACGGATATTGAAGGCAGACCAGCACCAGTTCCATCCAGGCTGCAACCAGAGCCACCACCAGCAGGAATTATGGCGGCATCTGCATCAATTAATGATGACTTACAGGCTGTGTTAGGTGTGTTTGATCCTAACCAAATGCCGACAGGCAACATTAGCGGTAAGGCATTAATGGGGCAGCAGCAACAGATCGACTTAACGAATTACCATTATTACGACAATTTAACTCGTTCAATTAAGTACACCGGCAAGATTCTGTTGGATTTAATCCCGCACATTTACGATAGCCAGCGTGTAATGCGGATTATTGGTGAAGATGCACAGCCAGAAATGGTGACGATTAATGAGCCAAGCCAGACAGAGGAAGGCGTTTACGAGATTTTAAATGACGTAACTGTTGGACAATATGACGTTGTGATGGATACAGGACCAGGCTATAACTCTAAGCGTTTAGAGGCTGTCAATTCCATGATGCCATTAATGCAAGGCAATGAAAAATTGATGGATATAGCTGGTGATTTGTTTATTCGTAACATGGATTTCCCTGGCTCTGACATTATTGCTGATCGTTTGGCGGCTATGAATCCGATGGCACAGATTGACGAGAAATCAAAGATTCCACCAATGGCACAGATGAAGATGAAGCAAATGGAAGATCAGAACAAGCAATTGCAAGATCAACTGATTGCAATGCAGCTTGAGATCAATAATCGTTCACAAGTGGCTCAGATCAAGGAAGATGGGGCTAACAAGCGTAAGTTGATGGATGTAACGTCAAGAGCGCACAACACCGAAACAATGGCTGAAGTGAAGGTTAATGACCAGAACACTAGGGCGATCACTAGCCAGAACAAGACAGAAATTGATGCAATTGTGGAACTAATGCTGCACCACATGGACACACAGCGATTAATTAATGAAATTGAAAAGCGTAATCTTGAGCAAAATCAATACGCTACTATTGCTGCACAAGATATTGACCATCAAGAAAACCCATTTATGGGAGCGCAATAATTGACAAATTCATAAATAGTATTAAGATAGCGAAAACCTTACCAGTG